AGAAACACTTGGTGCCTACGCCTCAGATAAAAATTATTTTCCTAAAATTAAGAGTATAATTAAAACAATTAGAAACGAGTATAATATAAAATAATGTTTTTAACAATACTTACATTTCTATCAGCCATATCTATATCTGTTATAGCAGCAGGTTATTCTATTATAGGACTTGCTACATTATTTGCTGGTGCTGCCATACCGATTATTGCTATGGGTACAGCATTAGAAATAGGTAAGTTAGTTGCCGCCAGTTGGTTATATCAAAACTGGCGAAGTGATGTACCGAAATTGTTAAAAGCATATCTCTTTACCTCAATTATTGTTTTAATCTTTATTACATCTATGGGTATCTTTGGGTTTCTATCTAAAGCACACCTAGACCAAGTTAAACCACAATCAGGTAACGCATTAAACATACAAGTATTAGATAAACAAATCAATCAACAACAAGTTATTATTGATCGTGCTGAAAAGACTTTAAACAGTTTAGATAAAGCACTTGACAAATATATTGATATGGAATATGTCAGTAGGGGATTAAAAGAACGAGAAAAACAAAAAGAAGAAAGAGAACAACTGAACAAATCCATATCCGAAGCAACGGCAAAAATAGTTGAGTTGAACAAAACCAAAAGCACAATAGAGTTAGAACAAATAAAAATTGAAGCGGAAGTAGGACCATTAAAGTATGTTGCTGAATTGATTTATGGTGATGAAGCAAAAAATCATTTTGATAGTGCCGTTAGATTAGTTATATTAATACTTATATTTGTATTTGATCCTTTGGCTGTATTATTATTAATTGCTGCCAACATATCTTTAAGACAATGGAGAACTAAAAAGAACTTATCTAAAGTAAATGAACAAGAGAATCTACAGAAAAAATTAGATACTTTAAACAAAAAAGTCAAAAAATTAAGAGGTTACCAAGGTTTAGTCAAAGAATTTGGTGATAATCCTGACGAAATACGTCTAAAACTCAATCAAATTTACGATTTTAATGATAAAAACAAGGCTTGACAATAGATCAAAAAAGTGATATATTTAATAATGGAGAAAAATATATGATGACAAATGAAGACTTAAAACGTGTGAAAAATGATCCTAAAAAACATAGATTAGAAAATTTAGCAAAGGCGTGTGCTAATGCTAAATCAGACGAAATGAAATCTATGTGGTATAATAAGATGATGAAATTGGCAGATGAATATAATATGAGAGATTGGGTGATGAGGACGTTAGTACACTAATGTTAGGTTTATTTTTTATAGGTATACCAATTACAATTGCTCTATTGTATTTTTTATTAAATAATATTGATAAGGGAGGTGAAAACAAATGAATATATTTTATGTAGATAAAGATCCAGTAAAAGCTGCTGAAATGATGTGTGATAAACACATAATCAAAATGATATTAGAATCTGCTCAAATGTTATGTACAGCAAAGAGAGTGCTAGACGGTACAGAATATTTTGATAAGACAAAGAATGGCAGAAAAATTAAAAGATGGCGTTTAGATAATTCAAATGAAGAGGCAACTATATACAAAGCAGGTTGGTTAGGTCACCCTAGTACACAGTGGGTATTAAAGTCTGCTTATAATTACATATGGTTATATCAACATATGATGGCACTAAATGAACAATACAAATTGAGATGGCAAAAAGATAAAGACCATACTTCAATTGTAAAACTAGGTCAACTTTTAAAAACCCCACCTAAAAATGCTAAAATAAATGTCAAAGGCACAGATGCTACACCTGCTATGCCTGAACATTGTAAAGTGCCAGGTGATAGTGTTGCGTCTTATAGAAAATACTATATATTAGAAAAAAGAAGATTTGCTAAATGGGAAAAACCTAACGCAATTATGCCTGAATGGTATAAAAAAGGAATAGAAAATGGAGTGGTATAAACGTATGGATAAACCTTTTGAAGTTATGACAGACGAACAAAAAGAAATATTAAGAAAAGGATTGGAAGAAAGTGAAATGAAAGAACTAAAAGATGAAGGAGAAACAAATGGCTGTTAAAGAATACAATAGAGAAAATATGATAGAAGCAATAGAAGACCACGCAAAAGGTCATATTGCTAAACACAAAATGAATGTAGAAGTTTATTTAAAAAATTCTGCTGGTGTTGGTGAACATCCAGATATAATAGAAGCAATTGAAAAAGAATTAAAAATAATTGCTGAATATGACGATCAATTATCAGTTATTAACAAATACTTTAAATAATGCCTGTTTATACTTTTTTAAATAAAAAAACAAACAAAGAATTTACAGAAATGATGACTATTTCTGAAATGGAAGACTATTTAAAAAAGAATAAACATATTACACAAGTTATCAATTCAATAAATATAGTTAGTGGAGTACAAGGTAGAAGTTATAGAGTAGATGGCGGATGGAAAGACAATTTAAGTAGAATTGCCGAGGCACACCCTAACAGTGCCCTAGCCGATAGATATGGCAAAAAATCAATCAAACAAGTTAAAACAGAACAAGTAGTTAAAAAACACGCAAAAAGAATTACGAGAGGTACCTAATGGCAGATTTACCAGATTATATGCGAGAGTTTGATATGGATGTTGATTACGGTTTTACGGCTGTATCTCAACAACCTAAAACAACAACTACACCTACTGTAGATCCTAAATTATTAGAATCGTCAAATTTAGAAATCGCAAAAGTAAAAACAGATGTTAACGATATTAAATCTATGATGAATGAAATAATGCAAATTGTGGCTGAAAGAGAAACTATATCTAAAGAAGTGGCAGACGCAGATATTCAAAATAGATTTAAAGAAATAGAAAAGGTTATTTTACCTTTTTTATACAATCTATCTAAAAGCGAAGAACCTTATATACATTGGCCGAATAGAGGTCCTATTATTAAGGCACAGATAGAAAAAATCTTAAAACTAACAAGAGGTTAATATGATAGCGAAAGCAAAACATAAAGAACTAAAAACTAAAGTAAATGAAATTGAAAATAAAAGACGTAATGATAGATCATCAACAAGTTGGTTAGAATTAAGAGAGTTAAAAAAACTCAAATTAAAAGCAAAGGATAAACTAAATGAAATTAAGCAAAAACTTCACGCTTAAAGAGCTAGTTGCCAGCCAGACGGCTGACCGAAAAGGAATTAATAATAATCCAAATGAGGATCAAATTAATTCGTTAAAGTTATTATGTGAAAAAGTGCTACAACCAGTACGAGATCACTTTGGTAAAGTAGTCACAGTGAGCTCTGGTTTTAGATCAGAAGCATTATGTGAGGCAATAGGATCATCTAAAAATTCACAGCACGCTAAAGGGCAGGCAGTGGACTTTGAAATTTTTGGTGAATCAAATCAATTAGTGTGTCATTGGATAAATGAAAATTTAGACTATGACCAAATGATTTTAGAGTTTTGGAAAGGTCCAGATGAACCAAATTCAGGTTGGATCCACGTATCATATAAAAAAGAAGGAAATAGAAAAGAACTATTGAGAGCTTTTAGAAATGATTTCGGTAAAACTCAATATGAAGAATACAAATACTGAACTCCCGACCAGCTTAATGATATGTATATGAAAAAGGGTGTTTAGTCCTTGACAAAACCCTAATATTATGATATATTATAATGATACAATAAATGAAGGTGAAATATTATGGCAAAAAAATTTAATTTTATACAACTAAATGAAGAATTATTACCTAAAGTCAAAGGTAAAAAAGTAGATGGTTTTAGGTTTTACGATATAAAAGGTCAAAACTATCCATCAATCACATCCGTACTATCTATTAGAAAAAAAGAAGGTTTAGAAAAGTGGCGTGAAAGTATTGGCGAATCTGTAGCCAATTGGGAAATGGGTCGAGCCGCTAGACGTGGTAAAGCAACTCACACACTTGTAGAACAATACTTGAAGAATGAAACTCCTTCAATTAGAGATGTTTTACCTTTAGGTCTATTTAAATTAATGCGACCTTATTTAGATCAAATTGATAATATTCACTGTTTAGAAACAGTAATGTTTAGTGACAAATTAACGGTTGCTGGTCAAGTAGATTGTATCGCAGAATATAATGGTAAATTATCTGTAATAGATTTTAAAACAGCAAATAAAGAACGTCAGGAAGATTGGGTAGAAAATTACTTTTTACAAACTACAGGTTATTCAATGATGTATGAAGAAATCTTTGGTAAAAAAATTGAACAATTAGTAATACTGATTGCTGCCGAAGATGGTACTATGACATCATTTGTAAAAGATAGAAAAGAATATGAACAAAGTTTAATAGAGTCTATTGATAGTTTTTATAAATATTATAAATTACAAAACGAAAGTAAAGTCAAAAGTACGACATAAATTTAATAAGGTGATTTAAATAACCTACTTGCGACCTCAACAGCTAAAGGGGAAAATGAAAAAAATAATTATAGTTTTAAGTTTATTATGTGGTATTGCCTATGCTGAACACGGTATTAATGAAAAACATTATGAATTATATTGGCAACAAATACCAGCAGTGTGTGGCAATCCAGACGCAGTACAAGAATATATTGATGATAAAGGTTTTGAAGCTAAACATATAAGTCTAGGTAGATCAGGCAGTAAACCTGATGGTGAACCAGTTTATATGGTAACTTATTATGAAAATGATGACCAAGTGTTAGTGACAGTTGATATACCAGGTGTACAAGAAACTTGTATTTTGTTTCATACTCATAATAAAAGTACATTAAAAGCTGAAAAGAAAAAAGGAATATAAAAGAAAAAAAGTGGCAAGAAGAACATTATTTAGAACTTTGATAGTAAAATTGAGAATGTTTTGGGCAGACATAAGAGGTCATCACGGTAAGTGCTGGGATTATGAACCAGGTGATTATTATATGGGAAGTATAAAGGACATTTGAAACATCAAAAAAGAATTAGACGTTGAAGGTAATTCAATAACTAGTGAGGACGTGGGTGCGATTCCCACCACCTCCACCAATTTAAAACACATAAGGTGTGCTTTGAGGGGGTGAGTTAGATTCGACTGCTACTAAAAGTTACTGGAGTTTAATCGCTGACAACGTAATGTCAAACTTATAAATGCTAACGAAAGTTACGCTTTAGCGGCATAAAGCCGTAATGGGTTTGCCTGTACCTAGTAACAGAAACAGGCGTTTAATATGGAGTTATTATGAGTCTTAAAGGAACAAAAACATCAGACAATTTAAGAGCCGCATTTCAAGGCGAATCAGAAGCAAATAGAAGATACCTATACTTTGCTCAAAAGGCAGATATTGAAGGTGCTAATGAAGTAGCACAAGTATTCAGATCAACTGCCGAAGGTGAAACAGGTCACGCACACGGTCATTTAGAATACCTAGAAGAAGTAGGTGACCCAGCAACAGGTGAACCTATGGGTAGTACCGAACAAAATCTACAATCTGCTATCAAAGGCGAAATACACGAATACACCGATATGTATCCTGGTATGGCAAGAACAGCAAGAGAAGAAGGTTTTGATGAAATCGCTGATTGGTTTGAAACACTAGCAAAAGCAGAAAAATCACACGCTGGTAAGTTTCAAAAGACTTTAGACGCCTATAAGGCTGCCTAATATAGGTTTGCCTGTTTCCTATAAAACAAACAGGCATAAATAAATACGCTATAAACAAACACACACAAAGGAGAAAATTATGGCAACATCAACTAAAAACGCTTTTGAAATCAGAAGCGATCTATTAGGTCTAGCTAAACAATTAGCAGACTTCAATTTCAATGCTCAAATAAAAGAGTATGAATATTCAATCAAAAAAGACGGCGATCAAGTAGTACAAGAGTTTAAAGCTCCTACTGTATCTGCTGACGACATCATTGAAACAGCAAAGAAGTTTAACGACTTTGTAACTAACGGTGATGTAAATAAAACTATACAGGAAAACATTGAAAAAGGTTTAGAAGTAACTAAACCATATGCTGAAGCATATCAACAATATGTAAAAGCATTTTACCCTTTTCTTAATAAGAAAGCGTAATAATGATACCGTATAATAAATGTGAGTGGAATTACATCACTTACGGAAAGAAAAAAGTAAATAAATTGAAGAAATATAAAAACTTGATATTGATGTGTTCTATACCAAGTATTACTTTAATTTGGTTATTATTGTTACTAATACAACAGTAATAGTACAATGGGCGGTGAAAGCTAGCGGAAGTAACCGCCCTTTACTTTTTAGTGAAAGTATGATATATTATATAAATGAACTCAAAAGAATTTAGTCTTAAAATAGAAGAATTTGTAAAACAAAAAAGGTGTTCTTATATGGATGCTGTTGTTTTATATTGTAATGAAAATGATATTGATACTGGTACTGTAAATCCTTTAATATCAAAATCTCTCAAAGAAAAAATCAAAATAGAAGCAATCGAAAAGCGACTTTTAAAAGAAAGTAAAAGTGGCAAACTTCCTGTATGAGTAGATTAAAAAATCCATTTAAAAAGGTTTTAGATAATGTAAAAGGTACTCAATATGTAAGTAGTAAAACTTTCAGTGAATCTGGTCAAGTGATGAGAAGAATAAAAGAAGTTGCTATTGATGAACACGATATACAAAGACAGTTTGAAAAACAAAATGGGCTATCTGATTTTTTAAAAATACCTATTGATCCGTATGATGTGTTTAAAGTACATTATCCTTTAGCACCCTCGGTAGATAGAATAGATAATACAAAAGATTATTTTCCTGATAACATAGTTATCAATACACGATTTGAAAACAACGGTTTAAATAGATGTAAACCTGAATATATGAATCAA